GATGGCTTACGCTGCCCGTGGACAACCTGTACTGGCCGATGCGCTTTTCGCGGTTTTCTGCTGGTGGGCATTTTTCAATCACTCATAATGGTAATAACCTATCTAAATACCATCTGGACTTTTCAAGCGACTCGACGCCGCCTTTGTGCTTTTCCCTCCAAACGTATTTAATGATGTTTCCCTTGCAATAACCTTTATATTCTTCGGCGGTTAATGCCGACTTTATCGCGTCGATACACTCAATCGGCCCCTGGGTGTAATGAGACGGAGAATACACCGAGTCATAATGCGCTCCGTCATTCCCATTCTGGCCTATCACGTCAACGCGGTTTTCTGCCGCTGCCTGAGACGCCACCGGCACCCGTTCCCGCCAATTTAGCAATGAGCGGGGAATGCACTCATCGCGACACATAGCACCGCTCGGCATCGGCCCGGAGATGCAACTAATACACGTTTTAAAATCACTCATAATCTTGTCCATCCTCAAGAATGTCGAATTTATCAATAAAGTATATAATAACCAACAGAGCAATAATTAAACAAAGTATTGAAAGAAGCAAAATAGTATCCATTTATTTTCAGCACCTTAATTCAAAATCTAAAGCCATTTGTTTTAATATCTCATTTTCTGGATTTTTTTTCATAGCGCTAGCCATGCGACGATGCCGCGCGGAGGCACACCAAAAGACTGGCACACCTCGATAATTGCGGCGCAAGCACTGCGCGCCTGGCGTGTGACCGTTACCGTCTCGCCGCCTGATTGAAATTTTACTTTGAAATTTTTCATCGTTTTCTCCTTGAAAAACGCGCCATGATGGCGCGTAGTTTTTACTCAGTAACTTCTTTTTCAGATTCTGCATCTTCAACCTGCACGCCATCTCCGAGGAGGCTGACAAGCTCATCTTGTTTCGCAAGGTCTACGGTGAAGGAAGATTTTGACACGAACCGGTGAGCGATCACCTGGCTTTTTGCTCTGATGAGACGCGCTTTTCCACTCGTTACATCGGTCACCACATAAATACGATCAATCATTTTGAATCCTTTTTGTTTAAAAAAGTCTGAATTTTGCACATTGCGTCTTCAGCACCTTTACAAATTATAACCTCGTAACCAACTTTTTCGAGATAAATCTTAAACTCTTTTTGCTCGTTGCTGACTCTTCCACCTTTCGCGCGCTTCATTTCTATCCACAATCTCCACTCTGGGATGAACAAATCTGGAATTCCGGCTAGCACGCCTTCAGATTTTAACGCGACACCTTGCGTTATGCTGCGCCCACCGCCGTTCGGTATGGCAAAAATAATCACGCCTTGATGCGTCTTTCTGAACCACGCAACGAAAATCACTTGTTCGAGATGTTCGCTACGCGTCAAAACGGTATCTCCCACTGCCAGCTCGCACATGCGCCCGCCGTTGCTGCAAAATCTTCCGGCGGCTGTTCACCAAACTTTATGCAGATACCATCATTGTCATAAAAATCACACGTATGACAGCACGTCGGCGGGTGCGCGTTTTTCATGTTGCGATATGTCGTTACAATCTCAGGTTCTTTGTGCTTCATTTTTTCCTCGTTTTTCTGGACATTTGTCCGGTAATGAGAACGACACAATCTCGTCCGCAATTTCTTTCGTCAGCCCGTTGCCAATTGCATCGCCTGACAAAACCCGGTTCAGCGTGTGCCGCGCCCGTCTCTGTGCCCACAAAACAAACTCATAGGCGCATCTCCGCGTGTCCGGGTCAAACTCTCGCCATTCCGCTGTGGCGATGTTCTCCAACTCTTCCATCAGGGCATCTTTCTGCCGCTTGAGTTCTTCAATTTCCTCGTATGGTGTTGCAAATTCATCTAGCTTTTTCTCGTCCATTTTCGTTCCTCTCGTTATCGTTAAGGCATAACCCGTCAGTCAACCGGACGTGCCGATAATGCTGGTCGCCTGTGAATTCAGGCGTTAGGCGTCACTGCACATTCCTGGCATTGCATTTCAAATGCGCTGCGAAAACTTTCAGGGTTTAGTACGTGCCGCTCACACAGAGCGGCTTCAATCAGTACCGCACGACTCTCAGGGCGGCTGTCTAGCCAGGCAATCAACCAGCGCGGCAGCTTGAGACTAACCGGCACTTTTTTCAGGTGCGGCAGGGCAGGCTTGCGACCTTGGCCCCGACCAGCCCCGCCGTGAGTTTTTTCGCTCATGCGCCAAGCATCCAAAAAAACAATAAATTCGAACATGATCTTGTCATCTTCTTTGATGATCGCCCAGCGCTTCGGTTTATTGCTCCAGCGCACCGCAAAACTACCGTCATCGCGCTTCATTACTTCTAGAGGTTTCAGATTGCTCATTTTGCTGCTCCTGTTTGGTTGGTTGATGAATTCAGTATACACCACAATCAAACAGCGTCAAGCCCATGTTCGTTTTTTTATCGAAAAAAACTTGTTTTCTTTGAAGTATTCTATTGATGCTGGATGTTTGCCTCGTGTCATCGTGTCCGCCAGATCTTGCAAGTCAGCATCGTCGTAATCAAGAGTCAATCCAGCTTTTCCAGCTATCGTGGCAAGCAGCCGGCGGCTTTTTTCGCCGGCATATCCGTCGTGCATTACTGACAGATACTCGATAACCGGCTGATCAGAGATGACGCCATAATATGTGACCGTGAGCATTTCTTTTCCGCTCGACTTGCTTACGTGTTTGCGCCAAATCCAGCTCATTACGTCCATCTCGCGCCCGCGTTTGCCCATTATGTCATCATCGCGCAGCGACAATGGCGGCGTTTCTACCTCTGGAAAAGGCTCGCCACATGCGGGGCAAACCCTAACAGACAGGTGGACAATTTCTTGGCAATTCTCGCAAACCTTGACCGGTGCCTCGCCCACTTTGTCGCCTTTTTTGGGCGGTGGCTTGAGGGCCGTGTTGCTCTATAACGCCGGCAAAATCCAAGACTAGGCAGTCTTCTTTTTCGGGCGCTATTCTCATCCCTCTCCCCGCCATCTGCACATAAAGACCTGGCGACATAGTTGGTCGTAACATGGCGATCAGGTCAATGCCAGGCGCATCAAATCCTGTTGTAAGCACATTTGCGTTAGTCAAAGCCTGTATTTTTCCAGCTTTGAATTCAGTCAAAATACGGTGTCTATCCGCGCTTGGGGTGTCACCGGTTACGCACTCTGCTATTATCCCTTGCAAAATAAACGCATCTTTTACGTTATGAGCATGTGCCACGCCAGCGCAGAAAATCAGCCATGATTTTCTACCTTCCGACATGCGTATTATTTCAGAAACAACCTTAGAGTTTTTATCGGTAGTGTCTACGGCGGCTTGCAGCTCACTTTCGATATACTCACCGCCGCGTTTATGCACGCCAGACACGTCCAACTTTTCGCGCGTTACTTTGCTGCGCAGTGTAGATAAAAACCCCTTGTAGATTAGCTCTTCAATTCCTGTCGGCTCAATAAGCGCATCAAAAATAGCGGGTTTGTCAGTAATCATCCCGTGTCCTAGACGATATGGACTGGCGGTTAGACCTATTATGCGCATGTTAGGGTTTATGGCAGTAAGATCAGCCAATAGAGTGCGGTATCCGCCCTCATCCTTATGACTAACTAGATGGCATTCGTCGATGATAACTATATCCGTGTGTCCGATTTTTGCTGCTTTGGATCGCACAGACTGGATACCAGCAAAGGTTATCGGCTCTTCGAGTTCTTTTTTCCTCAAACCGGCCGAGTAAATGCCCAACGGCGCGTTAGGCCAATGCTGGCGCATTTTCTCAGCATTTTGAACAATCAATTCCATTACGTGAGTGAGCATTAAAATGCGCGTTTCTGGCCATTGTTGCAGCGCGTCTTTGCACAGCGCCGCGATAATGTGGCTCTTGCCGGATCCTGTCGGAAGCACAAGGCATGGATTGCCTGCATTTCCCTCTTCAAACCATGCGTATAGTTCATCTATGGTTCGTTGCTGATATTCGCGTAGTATCATCCAACGATCCTACCGTCGCACTCTTCGCGTAACGCGGTCAACACCAGGTCACCACTCGCGCTTGCGCATGCTGCCGCGTTCGCCAGCAGCTCACGCGAACTGAAAACGCCTGGCATGAACGGGTCGCCATTTGATACCAGGCCAAGGCCATCTATCTCATATACTGCTGTACACCGATCTTCACCGTCGTGCAGCTTCCACGGCACAAGGTCTGGGTGCGGCAGTTGACGTGCTCAGTAGTTTTTGTCTGATGACAGAATTTATACCCATCGCATAGTTTACATTGATACCAGCTAGGATTTTCGCTTATAGGTTCCGGTATTCTGTCAGTCATGGCAATGCGCTGTCCACGTGCTACCGCTTTCGTCGCTACGTCCTTGTCGTAGCGTATCCGCTCAGTGTGAATGCGGTCGTCGTCTTTGCAGACACCGAAATATAGCGCACGGTCAATATCGGTTCCGTGCATGTAGACCTGCATTTGAATAAAATGCATCGGCTTTGACTTTTCGACCCCGTCTTTCACAAGAGCGTCAAAAGACTTCTTGCAGTGCGTTTTGAATTCTGCAATGTGCTTTTTCTTCGGTGCTTCGGGCACGCCAGAGTCAATGATTGCATCAAGGCTACCCGACACGTGACCGCAAAAATCTACTCGATGCTGAGCGGCGACAGGGCGCACGTTCATGCCGATAGCGCGCAGGTCACTGATAATCGTGGCCTCCTCATTTTGCCCGCGTCGGAAAAGGCGCAGGATGCGACCTGGGAACTTCGGTTGCACCG